GGCTCCGGCGACGGCAACGGCTCCGGCGACGGCGACGGCTCCGGCTCCGGCGACGGCAACGGCTCCGGCGACGGCGACGGCTCCGGCGACGGCGACGGCAACGGCTCCGGCTACGGCTACGGCTCCGGCGACGGCGACGGCTACGGCGACGGCGACGGCTACGGCGACGGCGACGGCTACGGCAACGGCTCCGGCTACGGCGACGGCTTAAAGACATATAATAACCAAGAAGTATATTTAATTGACGGCGTGCAAACATTAATGAACACCGTTAAAGGAAATATAGCGAAAGGCTTTATAATTAACTCCGACCTTACGCTTACCGCTTGCTTTGTCGTAAAAGGTGAGAACTTTTTCGCGCACGGCGAAACTTTGAAAAAAGCGGTTGACGACTTGCAAAACAAACTTTTAAAAAAATTGCCTATTGAGAAAAGAATAGAGAAATTTAACGAAGAGTTTAGCAGTAGTACCAAAAAATATGAAGCTAAAGATTTTTATCAATGGCACTATTTTTTAACCGGCAGTTGCGACGTTGGACGCCGCTCTTTTTGTAACGATAAAGGGATTAACCTAGAAAAAGACAAAATTACGGTTAACGAATTTATCGAGCTAACTTTAAATAGTTACGGTAGCGACGTTATTAAGCAGCTAAAAGAAAGTAGAAAAAAAATTTAAACTATCAAAAATGACAAAACTAGAATTTTACGAAAAGCTCGAGGAGGTTAAAAAAAGGCTCCCGGTGGGTATTTACCCCCTTTATCTTAAAGCTTACCCAAAGGAGATAAATTTCTCCCGAGTTAAAAACACGATCGCCGGGAAAATCCACGACGAGAAAATCCTTAGAAACTTGGAAAAGTTGGCCGACGCGGTCGAAAATGTGAAACAATAAGCCAACAAGTATGGAAAACTATATCTTTAAAATAGAGGCCCAAAGAGACGCCGACGGTAGTTTTAGAAAAGACGTAAGCCTAGAGTTTGACGGCTACGACTACGAGCACGGCGCCGCGTTGGTTATGGTAGGACAAAAATACGACTTTTTAAAAGCCGCGATAATTTACGCCGCCGACCACCTACAAGGCAAACACTTACGAGACGAGTCCCGCGTTAAGGAGGACCAACAAGAAAACAACCCTTTAAATTAATTTTTATGAGTAGAGGAGCAAAAACACAAACACACGGAGGAGAGAAAATGCTCTCTTTTATGGCCGGTAAATTTGTCGAGAGAGTCGACGAAAACACGACCGGAGCAATCGCGAGAGTCCTAGAAAAAGGACCAAACGCGGGGAAAACAGTTCACGAGGTAACTTATGAAGGTTACGAGGGACAAATTTACGACGTGCAAACAGAGGCGAGCGAATACGGTACGCGCCTAGTTATCTTTATGGACGTTTCAACAGTTGAGGAGCCAAACGCTAAAGTAAAAATCAGCTTACCGCTTTCAAGTGGTCCGGCTAAGGCTTTCCTTTCCCGCCTCCCGGTTATCGACTTTAATAAGGACGTTTTACTTAATGGGTACAATATCCAAAACAAAGAGACGGGCCGCTTTAATCAGTTTATCGTACCTTACCAAGATGGTAAAAAGATCGAGGCTTTTTACACTAAAGATAAACCGAACGGTTTACCTAAAATGCAACAGATTAAAGTTAAGGGCAACCTTGTTTGGGACGACACCGAACAACTTGAATTTTACACCGCTCTAATTAACTCAACTCCTTTTCCGGGCAGAGTTACAGCTCCCGAGGCGGCTAGTCCGGCAGTAGAGCAAGCGGAGGAACATATCGAAGTTAACGCGGTAATCCCTGACACAGCTCCGAAAAGAGGGCGCCAAGCTTTTTAATATTCACCGGGGCGGCTCCGGTCGCCCCTTAATAACCTTTAAAAATGAGTACAAACGAAAAAAATAACAGCGGTATGAGCTTTCTAGGAGTTTTAACTTTAATCTTTATAGTCCTTAAATTAACCGGCTCGATAGCGTGGTCGTGGTGGTGGGTACTTTGTCCACTTTGGGCGCCGCTTGCTTTATTCTTAGCAGTTTTTCCGATTTTCTCGATTTACAAATCGAGACTACTAAAAAAGCAAGAGGAGGAGCTTAACCAACTAAGGCCAGGAAGAACTAGTCGGATAAAGTTAACGATTGAGCAAGAAAAAGAAAACTAAGCACATTAACCCTTTAAATTAAGCACAATGCAAGCAGCAACTTTAAAACAAGATCGACCTTTAAGCTACTCCGCCTTAAAAGCGTTTAGCGAAAGCCCTAACCACTTGGTTAGCTATTGGAACAGAGAAAAAGAAAGCACTCCCGCAATGATTAAGGGCTCGCTTATCCACACCCTTATTTTAGAGCCGGAAAAATTCGAGAGCTCTTACGCTATTTGGAAAGGCGGACGACGCGCCGGAGGTGAATACACAACCTTTTGCGAGCTTAACGCCGGAAAAGAAATAATTAAGCCGGAGGACCTCGACGAGGTTAAGCCGATAGCCGACTTAGCTCGTAAAAATATCCTTATTAAAAACCTAAAGGGGACCGAGCTCCTTATCGAGTGGGAATTTTCCGGAGTACCTTTTAAGGGGTTTGTCGACGGCTATGGTGACGGGTTTATCCTAGATATTAAAACAACGTCAGACGCCTCTCCTAAATCCTTTTTAAGAGACTTTGTAAAATACAAGTACTATTGGCAAGCGGCTTTATATCTTCACGCTAACAGATCGCTAAACTTAGCGGGAGACTTACCGGACTTTTTTATCGTTGCCGTAGAGACAAGCGCCCCTTTTAACGTCCAAGTCTATAAAGTGGCTCCGGAATTTATCGACAAAGGTTTCGCCGAGGTTGCTAAATACGTGCAAGCTTTTAAAGATTGGAACGGAGAGCCCGGCGGATATGAGTTTTTTAACCCACTAGCAGAAAACGGAGTTTTAACTCTAAACTTACCCGAGTGGCTATAAAACCTTTTAACCGGGCGAAATATCAGAAAATGGTTAACTATATACGCGAGAACGTCGGCGGCGTTCTCGCCTTATACGACCCGAAGCCCGGAGAGCTCGCCAAAAATTACGCCGGCCAATTTATACAAGTAATAAGGGCAACCGACGACCTAGAGGAGTTTAAAGAGTTGGTTTTCCACTATTGCGACAATTATAAATATTTTTCCGATTACCCTATTTTAGAGTTTAACGAAGATTATACGCTCGCATATATAAAGCCGAGTTTTGACTCGCAGCTCGAGGAGTTTAGGGAAAAGGTACTACCAACTAAAAGATTTAAGTAATGGAGATCGTTAAAGTAAAACACGTAAAAGCAAAAGGATCAATGAGCAAATATAAATACAGAATAGTAAAAGTAAGGAGGACAACCTCCGACGGCGTCGAGGTTTTCGGCTACATAGTGCAACAAAAATATTTTCTTTTCTTTTGGGTCGCCGTCTCTCCGATATTCGACCACAAAGATAACGCGAGACACTACTTTTACAGAGAGATACAAAACAAATAAACACAATTAAAATGCAGCTAAGACCCTACCAAGAGCAAGCCGTCCAAAGCTTGCGCGCTACTTTTGCCCAAGGTAAAAACAGCGCGATTCTTTGCATACCTACCGGAGGCGGTAAAACCGTAGTGTTTACCACAATAGCAAAAAGCGCAATAACTCGCGGGTCCCGTATTATGATCGTATGCGACCGAAAGGAGTTAATAAGCCAAGCACATGACAACCTACTCCGCCTCGGACTTAACCCGACTATTATCGCTCCGGGTTATCCGCAGCATATTAATAACTGTTACCTCGCAAGCGTCGACTCCCTTAGACGCCGAGAGCTCCCGGACGTGGACGTTATTATTATCGACGAGGCTCACAAACAAACTTTTGATAAGCTAATCGTCCGTTACCGTGAAAGCGGAAAGGATCCGCTAATTATAGGAGCAACAGCCACTCCACTAAGGACCGGAGGACAAGACGCTTTAAGTCTTTACTATGAAACGATAACAGAGCCGACAACTATCGAGAAACTACTCGCGGAGGGTTACCTCGTCCCTTGCCGTACCTATGCAGCAAAAGCCGACTTTTCCGACGTTAAAGTTACCGGTAACGACTACAACAACGCCGCCCTTTTTAAGAAGTTCGACGAGGCGGTCCTTTACGATGGGCTCGTCGAACAGTTCGAAAAGTTCGCCAAGGATAAAAAGACTTTGATCTTTAATGTTAACGTCGAGCACTCCCTTAAAACAGTTGAAAAACTTAGAGAGGCCGGTTATGCTTGCGAGCACGTCGACGGATCAACACCAAGCGAAAAACGCCGTAAGATACTCGCAGACTTTAAAGCCGGAGCTTTTCAGATTTTAAGTAATTGCTCGGTCCTTACTACTGGTTACGACGAGCCAAGTATCGAGGCTATTATCGTTAATCGCGCGACAATGAGCTTACCGCTTTGGCTACAAATGGCCGGACGAGGCTCCCGACTTTTTGAAAATAAGCCCTATTTTATTCTTATTGATATGGGCGCCAACTGCTACAAGCACGGACTTTGGGACGACGCTCGCACTTGGTCCCTTCATAAGCCGAGACGTAGCTCCTCCGGCGTTGCCCCGGTGAAACTTTGCGAAGGTTGCGAGGCTATGAACCACGCAAGCGCGAGAGTTTGTAAGGAGTGCGGTAAGCCTTTTGAGATTAAAAAGAAAGCCCTTAAAAAAGGTGAGTTTGTCGAGGTTAAAAGCAGCCGCGGAGGTATTAACCTCTTTAACTCAATGAACGCCACATACGAAGAGCTTAAAGCGCACGCCGAGAAAATGGGCTATAATCCGAGGTGGGTACACGTTCAAATAAATTTACAAAAGAAAAAGCAGAGCGAAACGACTTAGCTCTTAAATTTATCCTATATTTACAACCCCTTTTTATAACCCTTTAAATACACCCTAAAAATGAGAATAAGCTTTTTTAAAAAAATTTTCGACAATACGCCGGAGCGCGAAAGTTCGATCTTAGAGTTTTTAAACAATGTAAAACACGGAACTTGGGCCAACCTTATTAAGCCAATAAACGCAGAGGAGGACAAAGTTAAGCGCAAAGCATTAAAAGAAAATACTCTCCCATACGTTACCCTTTCCGGGACGTTCACCAAGAGAGTTAAAAGCGAGCTAATAGCTCACTCCGGTTTTATTTGCCTCGATATTGACGACTCGCCGGACCTTGGTAGAGATTGGCAAAATATAACAAACGACCGCTTTACCTACGGAGCCTTTCGCTCCGCCTCCGGCCTCGGCCTTGCTGTTATTATCAAAATAGATCCAAGTAAACACCTCGAGAGCTTTCTCTCTCTCGAAAGCTATTACCTAGAAAACTATCAAATTATTTTGGATAAGTCTTGCAAGGATATAACACGACCCCGCTTTGTTTCATTCGACCCTCAAACCTTTATAAACGAAAAGGCCCAACTATTTAAAGCGGTAGTAAAAAAGAGTACACCGGTCCAAAAGCTCCCGCAAATAATAACCGGAGAGTCCGATCTCGACTACCTTATCGAGCAAATTAATAACGGAGGCGTCGACCTTACCCGCGGATCTTACGAGATTTGGCTCGAAATAGGTTTTGCCATTGCCTCCGAGCTTGGCGAAAATGGTCGCCCTTATTATCACTCAATAAGCCGTTTTAACCAAAAATATAACCCGGAGGTTTGCGACCGTCAATATAACCATTGTATCAAAAGCGGCGGGACCGGTATTAAAATAGCTACCCTATTTTACTACGCCAAAGAGGCAAACCTTAACCTAGTTTCTCCGAAAACAAAGCATATTGTCGCCGTGGCTAACCAAGGGAAAAGAGGCGGACGAACAAAAGAGGACGTTTTAAAATTACTAGACCAAGTCGATAATATTAGCGACAAGGATAGTAAAAGCATAGTCGAAAAGGTTTTTAACTCAAGCGTCGAACTGAAGCTTACCGAGGACCTTACTCCTCTAGAAAAATTAGAGCTATTTATTAAAAATAACTATAACCTTAAACGAAACGAAGTTACTCGCTACATCGAAAACAACGGGGTCGAGGTCGATACCGTTTTTAGTAACTCTGTTTACTTCCAAGTTAAGAGAATCGTCTCGGATAAGATACCGGTCGACACCGTGGAGCGCCTTATTTCCTCCGACTTTATCCCGGAGTATAACCCTCTTATCGAATTTTTAGAGCAAAACGCACACCTACGCCCCGTTGGACTACTCGACCAATTAGCGAAAAGTATCGACACAGACACGGGCGCCAAGGTTAACGACGTAGATCCTGACTATAAGTATTTATTTATTCGTAAGTGGTTTGTCGGGATTATTGCCTCTATATATAAACAACACTCGCCAATATTATTGGTACTCACCGGAGGACAAAACACCGGGAAAACGGAATTTTTCCGCCGCCTCCTCCCGGATAAACTTAAACCTTACTACGCAGAGAGTAAACTCGACGCCGGAAAGGACGATGAAATCCTTATGTGTCAAAAGCTACTTATTATGGACGACGAGCTCGGCGGTAAGTCTAAGCAAGAGGCTAAACGCTTAAAAGAGCTTACAAGTAAGGACGAGTTTACTCTCCGAGAGCCTTACGGCCGTAAAAATGTAAGGCTTAAACGCTTGGCCGTACTTTGCGGAACTTCAAACGACGAACTTGTCCTTAACGACCCTACCGGTAACCGTCGAATCGTACCAATAAACGTTTTAAGCATCGACCACGCTCTTTATAATTCAATTAACAAGACAGATCTTTTACTCGAGGCTTACCACCTTTATAACGAGGGTTATAATTGGAGGCTTACGGCGGAGGACGTTCAGAAACTTAATAACAATACTATCGAGTTTGAACAGATAAGACACGAGGCCGAGCTTATTAGTATGTACTATAAGCGTCCGGAATACGCGCAAGGGATCCAATCGGTTGAACTATTGACGGCGACCGAAATCAAAACCTATGTTGAGGAGAAAAGCGGCCAAAAGTTAAGCCAATGGAAAATCGGCCAAGAGCTAAAAGCTTTAGGTTTTGAGCAAGAGGTCCGCAGAATGTTTGGAAAAACTCAAAGGCTTTATAGGGTTATTGTCTTAAACCCGGAGGACTTGAGCGCCGAAAAATATAAAAAGGAGGCCAAGGACCATAAACCGAGCGGACTCGCTTTTTAAGATTTTTCTTTTTTTTTTTAGGGTGAGGGGTCGACTTTTAGGGGGTCGGCCCCTTTTTTTGCCTCAAATGTTACAGAGTTACAGAGTTGTTACAGAGTTTTTTAAAACTCTGTAACGCTGTAAAACATTAAAAAACAGGCGATTAACAAAAGCGTTACAGAGTTACAGAATAAAATCAAACTTTTAGATATTTATTTAAAAAAACACCTCTTTTTTAAAATACTCGTTTTTTTTATATTATAGGCTTTGTAATTGCGTATTTTTCAAAAACTCTGTAACGCTTGACGTTTCCCTTTAATAACAAGGGTTAGAAATGTAACAGATAGTTTTTAAACTCTGTAACACTATCAATAAAAACAAATATAACACTAGGCGTTAAAGCGTTACAGTCTTTTGGAAACGTTTTTTTATAGTTCAAACGGAACAACAAGAGAGAAAAATCTTTAAATTTACAACATGGCAGAAAATAAAAGCGAAGCAAAAATACAAAGCGAATTAGTCGTTTGGTTTTGGAATGAGTTCACGGAGTTTAGAGGTTTGTTATATCACAACTTTAGCAACCCAAGAAACGAAATAAACGGGGCGCAACTTATGGCCCTCGGACTCGTTAAGGGTAACCCTGACCTTACTCTCGCAATACCTCGCGGAGGCTTTGGAGCTCTTTATATTGAATTAAAGAAAGCCGGAGAGAAACCTCGACCGGACCAAGTTAAGCAAATGGAGAGGCTAAGGTCGGCGGGCAACTTGGTAGAATGGGCCGACAATGTGGAGGACGCTAAAAACATCATACTAAAATATTTAACTTTAGTATGACAAAGGAAATAGATCGGGACGTTAAGAGGTTGGTTAACTCTTTGAAGCCGGATAAGCAAAGCGGATTAAAAACGCTTTTAGTGTCTTTAGATACGGCGGAGAGTTGGGAGCAACAACTTAAAGACAACGGTTATATAATAGTAACAGTAGAGGAGTTAAAGAGAATGAAACAAATATATTTTATTTGATATGCCTATTTACGATTATTTTTGCAGTTGCGGAGAGTCTAAGCTCGACGAAATAGTTAAGGACTTTAAAGAGGTTGTAACTTGCGACTCTTGCGGTAAAAAAATGGAGAGAGCTATATCGGCCCCAAAGTTGGGAGGCTTTGATAAAAGCGGGAGAAGTAGAAGTAAAAACGAAAAACAAAAAGGTTAAAGTTATGGAAGCTATTAAGTTGACGGATAAACAAAAGGTATTTTGTAGGGAATACATTATAGATTTTAACGCTTCGCGTGCAGCTCACGCGGCCGGATATTCTGAAAAGACTGCAGCTAAAACCGGTAGCGAAAACCTCCAAAAACCCGAAATACAAAACGAAATTAAGCGCCTAACCAAAGATAGGACCGAGCGGACCGAAATAACAGCGGACCGAGTTGTCCGGGAGTTGGCTAAAATCGCTTTTGGTACGATAGACGATTTAGGTAAGTTTACGGAGGAGGGCGAATTTATATTGCACAACTCAAACGATATGAATGAGAGCGGAAAAGCCTCGTTAAATACCGTAAGTTCCACAACAACGACCGGAGAGGGACAAAAAACAACAAATTTAAAGATAACCCGCCAAGATAAAATAAAAGCTTTGGAGCTTTTAGGCCGCCACGTCGGCGCGTTCAATAATGACGAAAGCGGAAAGGCTACTATTAAGGTAACTATCGGAAAGCCTAAACAATGAGTATAAATGTCGAGCTCCCGGACTTTGCGGAGACTGTTAACGCTCCTTTCGCGGGGTTGTTTGATAACGACGCCCGCCTCATTTTGCTTTGGGGTGGTCGCGGGTCCGGTAAGACTCACGGGACCGTTATGAAGGTTATATATAGAATGTTAACCGCTAACTACTTTAAGGGTATATTGGTCCGCAAGGTTTATGATACGATCAAAGAGTCTCAATTTGATAGTATTAAGCAGACTATCGAGGACTTAGGACTAAGCTCCTTATTTATTTTCAAGACGTCGCCCCTTTCTATTACTTGCGTTAATGGTAATCGACTTATCGCTAGGGGCTTGGATAAGGCGGAAAAAATAAAGTCGATAAAAGACCCGTCTTTCGTTTGGTACGAGGAGGGTAACGAGATAACGGAGGACGATTTTAACACGGTATCGACAACGGTAAGAAGTAATAAAGCCGACTATTTACAAGAGATTTTCAGCTTTAACCCGGAGAGCGACGAGCCCGATTTTAACGACTTTTGGATATATAAACGTTTTTTTAGCGATACGGTAGAGAAAACTTTTAAGACAGTTATCGACGTAGAGACGCCGGACGGTCCCGTCTCTTATACCGTCGACTCTATTCACAGCACTTACAGAGATAACCCTTTCCTCCCTCCGTCAATATCGGCCACTTACGAGGATTTTAAAAGGACGTCGCCGTTTTATTATACTGTTTACACGCTCGGCCTTTGGGGTAACAAGGAGGTCGGAAATAGATTTTATAAATGCTTTACTTTGGACCACGTCGAGGCGGTGGATTATAACCCAAGGCTCCCGCTACACATATCCTTAGACGAAAACGTTAACCCTTACCTCACGCTCACAATACACCAAGCCGAGCAAGTTGGCGACGTTATGGAAGTTAGGCAGATAGGCGAGATCTGTTTAAAGAGCCCAAGGAATACGCTCCGGAATACTTGCGAGGAGTTCGCTAGGATATTCAAGGACCATAAGGAGGGCCTTTATATTTACGGGGACCGTACGAGTAAAAAGGAGGACACGAAGCTCGAGAAGGGGGAAAACTTTTTCAGCTTGGCGAGTAACTACTTGAGAGATTTTAATCCGGTGGAGAGGTTGCCAAGTCGTAACCCGGGAGTTAAGAGCCGAGGCGAATTTATTAATCAAATTTTCTCCGGGAATATTCCAAACGCGCGTATTATTATAGGGGACCAATGTAACAACACGGTCGCGGATTATCTTTATTTAAAGGAGGCCGCCGACGGGTTAAAGCATAAGGAGAAAACAGCGGACAAGGTGAGTAAAGTCCGTTTCGAAAAATACGGCCACACCTCGGACGCAAACGATTATTTACACTTAGAGATATTTAAACCACAATTTACCCGATTTATTGACGGCGGAGTCGTAAAAACTCCTATATTTGGACTAAGAAAACCCTCAAACCGTTATTAATATGGCCTTTATAGTTAAAAGCGACTTAGTAAGATACATCGACGAGACTACTATCGACCAACTTACGGACGACGACGATACTCTCGTTACGGAGGCAATTAAGGACGCGGAGGGAATTAGCGAGAGAATAGGCCAAAGAGTTAACACGGCGACCGAGTTCGCTAAGAGTGGAGCCAATAGACAAAGATCTTTATTAAAACATTGCATATCATTAGCGATTTATTACTTATTCGAGCGCCTTTATACGGACGTTTTACCGGAGGGAAGGATCCAAGCGATGCAGTACGCGGAGGCTTGGCTCGAGGACGTGAGTAAGGGTAAAATAGTTGTAAACCTTACTAAGGTTGACGAGGCAAACCAAAGCGGTTGGCCTATACGTTGGGGCTCGCAGCCGAAAAAAGACTCACAAAACTACTAAGAAATGGGACTACTAGATAAATTATTTAACGCTATTAAGCCGGCAGTTAACGAGCCTACAAAGCAAGCGGAGAGAATAGAGAAAAAGACTATCCGCCAACAAATGTACCGCTTTAACCAAGAGTTAAAGAGTTGGAAAAGTGGCGTAAGCAATTTTGAGGACCCTTATAACCCTATTTGCGTGGACCTTATCCGCGTTTATAACGACGTAATTATCGACGCTCACCTTAGCGCCTCTATTGACTCAAGGATTATAAGAACAACGTCGAAAGACTTTAAAGTCGTGGACGATAAAAACGAGGAGCTTAACGAGGAGACGGAAATTTTTACCTCTCCTTGGTTTAGAGATTTTTTAAGGTTGGCCCTAGAGTCTAAATTTTTCGGTTATTCGCTTATACAGTTTGGCGACCTAAAAGGAAAGCGATTTAAGAGCGTGGAGCTTATCCCTCGCGAGTATGTTTACGCGCAAAAAAACGCGGTTAGGAAGTCGCCGTATGACTCAAACGATTTAATATACTTCGACGACGCTCCTTACGACGCTTGGCTTATGGGGGTTGGGAAACCGTCCGACTTAGGGCTTTTAATGAAAGCGGCGCCTCTTGTTATTTATAAAAAGACGGCTATCGGATCTTGGACCGAGTTCGCGGAGCTTTTCGGGGCTCCTTTCAGACTAGGAAAAACGAATATAAGAGACAAAGAGCTTAGAGATAATATGTTCGATATGTTGGAAAATATGGGGCGTAACGCTTTCGGAGTTTTCGACGAGTCGGATAGCTTGGAGTTTATTAGAGACGGGAAAACCGACTCACATAACGTATATAACCAACTAATCGAGAGAGTTAACTCGGAGGTTAGTAAGTTGATACTTGGGTCCACTATGACAATGGACGCCGGGAGCAGTCGCTCACAAAGCGAGGTGCATGAGAGAACAAGCGCCGCGATAAATAAAGAGGACGCTTTTTTCATTACCTCATTGGTTAACGACGAGCTTATCCCTTTCCTTAATAAGTACCACGGTTTCAATATTACCGGTCGCTTTATGTTTGACGACACGGAAAACACGACCAAGGCGGAGCAGTTTAAAATTGACTCGGAGCTTATCAAGCTCGGTTTTAACGTTCCCAAGGCTTACCTTACAGATACTTACGGGACACCTATCGACGAAAAGGAGGAAAACGACGACGAAACCGACGGGCCAAAAGGACCAAAAAAAGAAAGCGCAGAGGGCGACGAGTTGGACAACTCAATTAAAAAAAAAACGACTTTAGCGAGTATTTACGAAGCTTTTACCTCGGAGAGTAGCTTACACGTATGCAATACTTTAGACTACGAGGAGACACCTCTCCCGGAGTGGTCCGACGAGTACGTCGAGGAGGTTATCGCGGGAGTTTATTCCGGGCTTTACACTATCGACAACCTCCCGGCAAACCTTTACAACGAAATAGGGGCTCGACTTATGCAAGGCCTTTATGACGGTTTAGCGACCGGCGAAGCTCTTAGCACTATTAAGGACCCGGAATATATTAAGACTTTGCAAAAAAACATCTTTACTTTCTCCGGCGCTAAGACTTGGCACGAGGTTAAGCTTATGAGCGATTACTTAATCGACGAGAACGGAAACCCTCGCAGCTTTAAGGAATATAAAGACTACGCTAAAAAGGTTTTTGGTGAGTTTAACGTCAATTATTTAAAGACTGAAATAAACCACGCTAAGGGGTCCGCTCAAATGGCCGACAAGTGGAAGCAATTTGGTGAGGAGGCGGAGCTTTTCCCTTATTTGCGCTATGTAACAGCGGGAGACGACAGAGTCCGCCCCGCTCACAAAGCTTTGAACGGTATCGTTAAGAGATACGACTCTCCTTTTTGGAAGGAAAACGCGCCGCTTAACGGTTGGAATTGTCGTTGCGACTTAAAGCAAGTTGAGGAGGCTATCGAGACGCCGGACGACGTTATCGAAGAGAGAATAAATAAAGAGACGGACGGGAAAGGACTACAAACTCCCGACTATATGAAAAACAATCCGGGGGTTGAGGTTTTCGGAAAAGAACACCCTTATTTTAAAATCCCTCGAGCTTTTAAGAAGGACCAAGCCAATAATTTTGGCCTCCCGGAGCCGCCGAAACTAAGCAGCGAGAAGATAGTTAAAGAGATTAAGAAGGCTCAAGAGGCTTACACTCCTCCTCTTGTATCGTTGGACCCAACTCTTATAAAGTCGACGATTAAGGACTTAGATAGGGCACAACTTGAGGACCTTATCAATAACCAAGACGGGGCCGCTAAGGTTTTAAACGACTTTAGGACGGATTTAGGGATAAGAACGTCGTCGGAGCGTACCGGAGCCGGAGCTCTCAAGTGGGCAAAAGAAACCGGAGCTAATAACGCTCAAAGCATATCTAGCGACTCGCTAGGACATTGCGCAACATCAAATAAATTTATAAACATCGTTAAGAAAAAAGACGAGAATATTAATTTTGAGGTCGTTAATATGGTGCATAAGGCCGAGGACTTAGTTAAAGAGTTCCCGGAAACCTATTATATAAACACGAGAAACCACCTTTGCAAAAAGACGGGGATAAGTAGAAAAACCGGGCTACCAACTGCGGAGGTTGTGGGTAAAGTAAAAGATGACGGTTTCGTTTTATTTCACGGGATAACGGAGGCGAGCGGAATAAATAGCAAATCAATCGCTCCGTTAATAACTCACGAAGTTAACCACGCGATCCACAACTCTATTGATAAAATGATTAACGAAAACCGTTTTAAAACTTCGGCGGCCGCTACAAAGTACGGGGTTAAATTATCCGACTCGGTTACGACTTACGGCTCGAGTAATTGGTCCGAGTTTTACGCCGAAAATATGGCCGTTTACGTTCACGCGCACGACTATTTAAAGAAGGAACACGGAAAAGTTTACGACTTTTTAGTCAACTTACATAACGAGTTAGGCGTAGATATTAAAACCTTTAAAATTGCTAAATAATGGAATGGGAAGAAATTAAAAGCTTAATTAATACGGCTATTGAGTCGGACGACCCTAAGCAAGTACGCGAAATAATTGATAAAATAGCGGCCCAAGACGAGCAAACTCCGGGAGCTATTGAGGCTATTTATTCCGGTATAAGCGATAAAATGCACGAACTTTTGCAAAATGGCCAAGCGGAATAAACTAGGCCCCCAACTAAGGGAGGACCAAAAGCTCGCTAAAAACGAGGTTAAAAAAATTCTTGTCCTAGCGGCGGAGGAGGCCGTCCAATTTTTCCAAGATAATATAACCGGTCGCCAAGGTTTCTTAGATAGGTCCACGGAAAAATGGAAACCAAGAAAGGGCAACCTCGACCCGGGGCGTAACTTATTGGTCGGAAAGGGTGGAGGCGCCAAGCTTTATAAAAGTATCGCGCGGACGAGCTTATCGGCGTCGAGGGTTGTTATTGGTATAAAAGGGCCGGCCAACGTTTATGCCTCTGTACATAATTTTGGACTTAGAGCGGGACGGGGTCGAGGTTTTATAATGCCTAAGCGTAAATTTATGGGCGAAAGCGTTGTTTTAAACCGCAAAATAGTTAGACTAATAGAAAGAAGGATTAAGAAAATACTTTAAATTTACACCTTATGCAAAGGATATTGATCGAAAGTATTTTAGATAAGATAGCCGCGGACCTCCCGCAGTTTAAAACCGTCGACCTATACAACGACCAATTTAATAAGCAAGACACGGCGAAAATAGACTCTTTTCGCTTTCCGGCTTTGTTTATTTCCTTTCCGGACGGTGCGGATTATACCGACTATACGGCAAAAGTTCAGCAGACTAAAGACTTAACGGTCCGCTTTTATATTGCCGACCAATTAACGGCGAGCCGTCTCTCGATAAGTAAGACGGTACTCGAAATATTAGATTTAAAGCAAACGGTTTTCGAGAAGTTCCAAGGGTGGAGCGTGGAAGGGGTAAAAACTTTTTCGAGAATACACGAGGAGACGGACGAGGACCGAACAAATTACTATATTTTTGTACAAGACTATAAAACGGGAGCAATAGACTCGTCTAAGTACGTCGACCAAGGCCAAGAGGTAACTCTTACCTTAGACGCTACGGCTCAAGTAATAATAAACCCGGTAACGGATAACGGGATCCGTACCGCAAGGAATACAAGCGACAACGTTTAAAATTTAAGACAATGGCGAGAACGGTAGACGAAATCCAAGACGAAATAATCGCAGCGGTACAAGCGGACGCAACTCTTGCGGGCTTAACCTCGTCGAGCGCGGTCGCTTTTTGGCGACTTGTTACTCGAGTGGTGGCGGCGGCTTTGGAAACAGAGGAGCAAATTAACGATATTTTTAGGGCGGAGCTTGAGCAAATCGCACGCGAAGCCGTTCCGGGAACCGCTCAATGGTTGCAGCGTAGAGTTTTGGAGTTTCAATACGACGCTTTGAGCCCTCAAGTGGTGCAAGTGGTGGACGGACGAGTTACTTATCCGGTAGTAGATCCGGCGCTTAGAATAGTAACAGCGGCGGCGGTAAAGGAGCAAGCTAACGGTCGAGCTTTAGTAAAAGCAGCTAAGACAAGCGGCGGGGGAGTTTTGGAGCCTTTGACGGGGCCGCAATTAACAGCTTTAAGCGGTTACTTGTCTCGTATTGGCTTTGTAGGTATTCCGATCGACGTTATTAGCCAACAGCCGGACCGCGTTCGTATGGTGGGGCTTAGTATTTACTATTATAGACAATATGATTTAGTCGCAATTAAGGCCGCGGTTAACTTGGCGGGTGCAAACTATTTAAAAGAAATATCGACGACTAACTTTAACGGGGTTGTCGTAAGATCAACGTTAATAGATCGCTTGCAAGCTATCGAGGGAGTCGCTTTAGTTGGCGACTTTGGCGGCGGTCCTTTTTTACGTAACTTTTCAACACCGACCCCGGGAGGCGTGTTGATTAATACCCAAGTCGAAACGGCGGCGGGCTACGCTATTTTAGAAGATACGGCCGGCTATACTTGGGACGACGAAATCGACTATTTTACGGACGACTTAATACCAAACTCTTAGGATATGAGTATTTACGTAGTTAATTGGGACGACTTTGTTACGGACTACCTTCCGCCGGATAAGCGGGAGCCGGTTAATAAGGCTTTTTTAGGCGCTAATTTAGAGCCTTTAAACACTTTGCACGTCGATACTTTCGACGTATTTAAACCGGATATTACCGACCGCGCAAAGCACAACGGGCAACGTATTTTAATGGAGTCGGTACTTAACGCGGCTTTTTCGGTTGTTTCGGCTCCTTTTATTTATATAGATAACAGCGGGGACAACGTTACGCCGGACATCTTTTTTAATGAGTCCGAGGGGTTGCCTCCTTACATATTTTTTAATGAGTCGGAGGGGGAAACTCCGGCCTATTTTAATAACCAAGCCGAGGTAACAAACAACCGTAATTTTGTGGTTTACGTTCCGGCGGCGGTTTATGCAGCAGTAGGCGAGGCAGCTATTAAGCAGCAAGTCGACCGACTTAGACCTTATTCAACTTTTTACACAATCGTACAATATTAATATTATGGCACTAAAAACAAAAAAACCAAGGTTCAAAGTAATAGGTAGCGGCGAAATGAATACCGGAGGAGCTCCGATATTGGCCGACGATATTATTACTTTGCAAGAAAACGCGAGAGCTGACTTACTAAACGAGCTCGAATATTATAGGAGTAAGCTCCCGGCGTTAATGTATTACCAAGGCGTAGGAAATCCAAACGCGGCGGAATTTAAAAACGGGTTAATCTTGAGCGGTTGCGAGTACAACAACACGGACCCACAAAACCCGGTAATAAGCGAGGGCTTCATTTACTCGGGCGGCGAAATTTGCTACTTTCCCGGAGGTACTTACAACACCGGACCAACGAACGCGGGATTGATTTACTTATTTAAAGGCGCAGAAACTACGGTTTTACGCGTTTTTAACGACGGAGGCAACAAACAGATTTTTACCTCTTTCGCGTGCACAGTAGAGACGGCGAGCGTAGGAGCTCAAGGACCACAAATGCCCGCGGGAACTGCAATAGTGCCGACGTCGGAGGTTGTGGTTATTTGTTGCGGGGTTAATACTCAAACGATCGCGGAGAGCTATTTTACTAAGGAGGCGGCTCTCGGTATTATAACAATGGGGGCGCAATTATTTAAACCGGCTTGGGTTTCTCATAGTAGTTTAAATACTTTCGTCTCTTTTGACGCTACTACTATGCCTTATTTATTTTCACGAATTCTGAAAGGGAATTTTACAGAAATAAGAGGAGGGTTAAAAATAAACTCGGCGACTATTGGAGGAGGCTCAAACGTAATGTTGGCGACTTTAAGCTCGCACGCTGTTAATACGGGGGTGAGTGTCGGTATTTACGCGGCTTATAGCGATCAGTCTCTCGAAGCTCCTAAGGTAAGTATTAACATAAACGGACAAATAAGGCTACAAGAACCGACCGGAGGTTGGGCAGCTTTAACGGGTAATCCGATTTTAATTATTAACGCTATTGTTTACGGACGAAATGACGCCCCGGCCGGAGACGTTTATACTTTCGACTCAAGTTTCTTAAATGTTACACCTTAGGGTTTAACGTCGGGGTGATTGTCGAAATAATAGTCTATAATTTCACGCAAAAGGGCGGCCGTATTGGCCTCCTTTTTGTTTTTTAGCCTCTCGAATAGCATACGGCGGCGGCCGTGGATCCAAGCTTTTACCTCTATTTTTATTGACATACTTTTAATCTTATGGTCCTTTTTGGTCCAATTACTTACCTATAGGCGCCGGTTAAGGGCTTAAAAATAGTTATTTTTACCTTTGTATGGAAAAATTCCGCTATATAAATAACTACATCGTCGGTAAAAAAACCGCGAAAATGAGTTTAAACCGTCCTATTGGCGGCGATAACGGCCCGAGTATTAACGGGGCGGACTTCGCTCGCGAAATGGATTATTTAGCAGAGGCGGGAGTCGAGGAGGTTGTTATCGAGATCAATAGCCCGGGCGGAAACATTAAAGAGGGCTTTAGTATCTTTGCAGCTATTAAAGACGCTCCTTTTAGAACGGTAACCAAAGTTATTGGTATCGCGGCGAGTATGGCCGGGATTATATCGCAAGCGGGAGACTATCGTATTATAAAAGACTACGGACTTTTCCACGCTCACGGGCCGCAAGTTCCGAAAGGTAAAGAGGTTGAGGCCGACCTTTTAAATAAAATGCTTGAGAGCCTTAAAACAATGATAAGATCTAAAACAAGTTTGAGCGACGAACAAGTTAACGCTTTACTTGGTAAGGAAACCGTTTTGACAGCTCAAGAGGCTTTTAATATGGGACTTTTTGACGAAATAGAAGAAACTAAAGGAGTGAAACCGGAGTTGCTAGTTAGCAACAACGTGGAGGCCCTTTATGAAATGGCAAATAATTTTATAACTAAAAACGACGAAATGAAAAATTTAAACGATTTTTTACAGTTAGAGAACGCAACCGAGGAGCAAATTATTGCTAAGGTTACGGAGATTAAAGCAGAGGCGGCGAAAGTCGAGGAGCTTAACAACGAGCTTACGGCTAAAACTACCGAAATCGAAAGCTTAACCAATGAGTTAAACACGGTGAAAGAGGCTAACAAGGCGCTTAAATTGCAAGCAGCTACGGACGTAGTGGAAAACGCAATTAAAGCGGGCAAAATTAAAGAGGACTCTCGCGAGTCTTGGATTAACCAAGCGGTTAACGACTTGGACGTTACGCGTTCTTTATTGTTGAGCTTTGCCGGAGAGACTAAAGCGGTAAGAATTAACAACGCTTTGAAAGTAGAAAGCCAAAGAGAAGATAAAGAAAGCCGCAAAGATTGGGACTTTCAAAAATGGGGGCAAGAAGATCCAAAAGGATTGGAGCAATTAAAAGCAGACGCTCCGGAGGAGTTCGAGGCTTTACTTAATGCCTATATCGCAGAGTAAAAAACAAAACAAAATATTAACTATTAAAATTTACAAAAATGGCAGAGCAAATCATCAAATTATTTAGTAAGGAGTTACAAAGTAACTTATTTCCTTCAAACGAATTCTATAAGAGTTCAAAAGTAGACGGCGACATCGACGCGCGTTTCGGAAGTGTTGAGGTTCCTCAAGCGGGATCAACTCCGGGAGTAACTAAAAACCCATCATCTTTCCCGTTAACAGCGGCGCAAAGAACGGACGACGTTAAGAGCTACACCGTAGACCTTTACGCAACGGATGCAATTCACATTACAGACGTTAACGAAATGGTTACCAACTACCAAAAAAGAAGCGACATTTTGAAGGACCACACAGCAACATTAAACACAAGAATTGCGGATGAGATCGCTTACGCTTGGGCTCCAACGGTTGCGGGACAAAAGTCTTACATGACAGGAACAGCGGACGGCACGGCTTTAGCTCCGGGCGCAACGGGTACAAGAAAAACCTTAACACGTAACGACTTGAGCGATTTAGCGATTAAATTCGACATCGACGACGTTCCGGCGGGTATGAGAAACATCTTGGTTGACGCGAGACTTTACGCTCAATTATTGAAAATTGACTCTTTTATCAATTTTGACTATGTGAACAGAAAACCAACGGTTGACGGACAAATCGGCGAAATTTTCGGAATGAAAGTTTTTAAGAGATCTAAATCGGTTGTTTTCAACACGTCAAACGTGAAAAAAGCGGTAGGAGCTGCGACAGCGGTAACGGATCACCTTTCAATTTTGGCTTGGGCTGACAACTGTGTAAGACGTGCAGAGGGCGCGGTTAAAGTTTTCGCAGACATCGACAACCCTTTATATTTGGGCTCAATCTTTAACGCAAGCGTAAGAGCGGGCGGTACTGCATCGAGAACAGACGAGAAAGGAGTTTACGCACTTATTCAAGCGGTTTAGTCGTGGAAAAGGTGGCGGACAAATATTTTACAAAGTCGGAGGTCGTTTATAGGACCTCCGACGGAGTAATTTTTTACGACGAAACTTTCGCGAAAGCTCACGCCTCAAAAAATGGGCTAACAGTAGAAGAATGTAAGAAACCCGAAAAAAAGCTAAAAAATGGCACTAAATAAAGTATTATTCAACATCAACACGGCCGGCCTTGGCACTCCTTTAACTAGTAAGGACCACATCAGCGGCTTAGTGTTTTACGAGGACACTCTCCCGAGTGGTTTCGCAAGTAACGACCGCATCAAAACTGTTTTCTCTTTAGCTCAAGCGGAGGCTTTAGGTATCATAGAAGGTAGCGCCGATTTTGGCGTACATTGGTACCACGTAAGGGAATTTTTCCAAAAGCAGCCAAACGGTGAGCTTTGGATCGGTTACTTTGCCGAGCCGGTAAGTACACCGACGTTTATCGACGTTAAAACAATGCAAGACACAGCTCTCGGAACTATTCGCCAAGTAGGCGTTTATTATCCTTTGGCGGCTTTTGCTACGGCTCAAGTAACAGCTTTACAAGCAGTTGCAACGACTTTAAAAGCAGAAAATAAACCGTTATCTATTTTATACGGTCCTAATATTTTCGCGGTTTCCGACTTGTCAACATTGCCGGACCTTAGAGCCTTGACGGCTCCCTCTGTTTCGGTATGTATTGGCCAAGACGGGAACGCGAAAGGTAGAGCTTTGTTTTTATCAAAATCTTACTCAATTACTGACTTGGGCGCTAAACTAGGAACTGTTTCAGCGGCCAACGTTAACGAGTCTATAAGTTATTTTGAGAAGTTCCAAATGGTAACAGACGGGGCGGAATTTGATACGGCACACTTTGCAAATGGCGTCGCCTTTGCTTTGACGGCGACGTCTTTAGTAAATGCGATCGACGATAAAGGCTACTTGTTTTTAGTAAAAGAGATCGGTTTCTCTAATACTTACAATAACGATAGTTATAGCAGCGTAGCGGTAACGAACGACTTAGCGACAATCGAGAACAATAGAACTATTGACAAGGCAACAAGAAACTTGAGAACTTTTATTGTTCCGAAACTTGGTAGCCCGTTAAGAGTAAACGCGGACGGCACTCTTAGAGAGGACACCGTTAAAACGTTCAAAGCGTTGGCGGACCGTGCTCTTGCATCAATGGAAGCAAACGGAGAGCTTTCGGCTTACGAAATTGTAATTAACTCGGCTCAAAACGTAGTTAGTACAAGTAAACTCGAGATTACCGTTAAATTGGTTCCGGTTGGCGTAGCTCGCGAAATAGTTATAAACCTAGGCTTTGTACCAAGCCTTTAAAATTTTTAGAAAATGGACAACACACCTTTAGTAAACGGACAAGCTTACGCTTACGCCGATATTATCGTTACGGTTTTGGGATCACCACTAGCCGGGATAACGGCGATTAACTACTCGGATAAACAAGAGATTACCGAAAACTTTGGAGCGGGACGTTTTCCCGTATCGAGAGGCTTGGGGAAAATCGAGAGTGAGGCGAGTATGACAATCGACCGTGCGGAGTTAAATGCTTTGCTTAAAGCGGCTCCAAAAAACAGATTACAAAACATTGGCGAGTTTGATATTACCGTTTCGTACGTTCCCGAGGGGAGCGCGCCGGTTACGGATATTATTAAAAATTGCCGATTTAAAAACACGCCAAGCGGTGCGGCGGAGGGCGATAGCAACGTTATCGCGGAGCTCGAGCTTGCCGTTTCTCATATTGATTGGGCGCAATAGTTGGCTTTTCTTTTGTGTTTATATTGATTATTTAAAGGGGAAAAACCTCCGGACTAAAAACCCGGAGGTTTTTTTTATATCTTTGGTTAAACTTTAAATTTTATAGTATGGCAGAAATCACAGAAAAAGAAATCGAAAGCTTAAAAGCCAAGCACGGCGAATTGTTTAAGCTAACAATCCCGTTAAAAGACGACGAGGTCGTTTTAATCCTTAAAAAGTTGGACCGCGTAACCTATTCGGCCGGATCTAAGTTATTGGAAAAGGACGAACTACTCGCGGCGGAAATGTTTTTAAGGTCGTTAACGGTTGCGGGCCCGGTTGAGGACGTTATCAAAGACTTTGAAGCGTTAAGAATTGCGGCGAGCTTGCTCGGTACTGTAATAGGGACGCGCTCGGGAAACGTAGCGAAGTTGTAAAAATTTTAGAGTCGATAGACTTATCACTCGCTTACTCTTTTGGAGTATTTAGGCAAATAAATTTTTACGACGCAAGGATAAAAGAGATTAACGTCGACGCCGACGAGGGTTTACAATGGGACTCACTTATCCGTTATCACTTTAAAATAGATCCGGAGCCTTTGAGCGACGACGCTTATTTTAAGTTAGTGGCGGGCCTCGAGTGGGTTATCAGACAAGAAAACGAGCGGCACAAAAACAAGGACTAAAAAGGGGAGGTAACTCCCTTTTTTTGCTATTTTTACACAACGACCACCAATATAAAAGATAATGGCAGAAAGTACGACCTACGTAATAGAGTTAAACGACAAGTTAAGCCCCGGATTAAAAAAAGCAGCGGCCGCCGCTATGGGGCTCGATAATGCTATGAGCGGAATAGGTAAGAAGGGAAAGCAAGGGGCGGACATGGCCGGAGGCGGGTTAAACTCATTAATTACTAAGGTGGGGCTTGCGGCTTTAGCTTATAAAGCTTTAAACGCGGCGATAGGTTTCGCGTCGGAGTCGGTAAAGACGGCCCGAGAGTTTGAGAGTTTAAAAAATGCGATAACTTTCGCGTCGGGATCGGCGGAGGAGGGCGCTAAAAATATGGACTTTATCCGAGAGCGGTCGAAATTACTAGGGACAGATTTAAGAGTGTCGGCGGAGGGTTTTAAAACCTTGTCGGGAGCAATGATAGGGACCAAGCTCGAAGGACAAGCAACTCGCGATATTTTCGACGGGATCCAGGTAGCGAGCTCGGTAATGGGATTAAGTGCGGAGGACTCTAAAGGCGCTATGTTGGCCCTTGGGCAAATAATGGGTAAAGGTAAAGTACAAGCGGAGGAGTTACGCGGGCAAATTGGCGAGCGTATTCCGGGAGCTTTCAATATTGCGGCCCGTGCAATGGGTATGACTACGCAACAGCTCGACAAAGCTTTAGAAAAGGGCGAGGTAATGGCCGAGGACTTTCTCCCTAAATTCTCGAATGAATTAAAAAAGACTTTTGGCGGCGGATTAGAGACGGCGGTTAATAGCTCACAAGCTAACTTCAACCGCTTTAACAACATGATGACAGACTTAAAGGTTACTTTAGGTAACTCATTGATGCCTATAATTAATAGGGTTATGACGGGGCTACAAAACGCCTTTAACTTTCTGAAAACAAACTACGGAGTTATAATGCAAGCCTTACAGCCTTTAATCACTCACTTTAGAGAAATTGGCGCCTTGGTAGAGTCTTTTTTTAACAGATTAACGGGAGGCGCTACGGTGGCGGAGTCCTTACAAAGCGCGTTTGCGGGATTACAGGAAGTTATGAAATTTATGACGCCAATATGGGAAAAAATTCGCGATATTCTCGGGACTGTTTTCGACGCTATAATTAAAATAAAAGTAGCTTTTGACGGATTTCTCGAGCGTTTTCCTATTATAGGTAAAACTTTTAGAGGGCTTATATACTTGATTCGTGAGGGGTTTCTTATAATAATGGACTCGGCTAAGAATATACTCGGCGGAGTAGGGGATTTGTTGGCGGGTATCTTTAGCGGAGACGTCGATCAGATTAAAAAGGGTCTTTCCGGACTTTCGGACGCTTTCGCACCTATCGAAGGGGGTAAGCGTATGGCCTCGGCTTTTGCGGAGGGTTTCAATATGGAAATGATAAAGGAGCCGCTTAAACTAAAGACGGACACCGGAGAAAAAAAACACGCAAACTTTAACGACGTTTTAAAGTCTCAATCTTTAGTAAAGGCGACCGGAGCGGGAGCAGCCGGAGCGGGGGCGGGTGGAAAGCAGTCGAGTACAAGCGTCGACGGCGTAAAATCGGGACGTCCGACGAGTATTAATATAAGTATCGGTAAGCTTATCGAGACTTTTAATGTAACAGCTACCAACCTCGACGACATTAATAACAGAGCAAAGGACTTGGTCGCTCAAGCTCTTTTAAGTGCAGTGAATAACGTTAATAACATTGCTCAATAAGTGAAGTATGAAAAGTTACGATAAAATAGGCGGACGTTTTTCGCCAAGAGTGGACCCGGAAATCGTTTTAAGAGGTTTCGGTTTGCAGAGCTTAAAATCTAAATTTTATAACTCCTTAGAACTAGGAGAGGACGAGGACGAAAACGACCCTAAAATTACAAGTTACTTAGGTACTCCGGTTTTTGCTAACCTTATTTTTATTCCGGGATCTTATAAGGATAAGAAAGGGCAAACGGTGAACTACGGCGAGATTTATAAGAACGACGACAAAAA